TGCAAAAACTGCCATAAGGCGTAGGTGTGTTGGAATTTATCCAGCGAGCAAAAGAGCAACCATAAGCTCCTGTGGGGTTGGGGTATTTTCTACACCACTCAAGTAATGATTTTTCAAAACTTATCCCACATAAAATAGCATCTGCAACAGCAATTGTACAGATAGTGTCGTCCGTAAAAGAACATTCGGAGGTAAATAGTTCAAAGTCTGTTTTATTTGTATTGTTGAATTCAAATCTAGAACCCACAATGTCACCAATTATAGCTCCTAACATTTTTCTTCCTTTCTTTTAAAATTAGCATACTAAATTTTATCTGCAACATGGCGAATGCGATTACTTAAGTCTATAAGTGCATTGCGTATCTGCTCGACTTCTTTTTCATTGAAGCCACCAACTCCACCATTACCATCTATCCCATTCATTTTATGGTAAAACCAAGATGAAGATTTCTTAAAATACGTTTGTGAGAAATCGTTCCACGAAACAGAAGTAATAATGTCTTGGCATTTTTGTTTCATGTCGCTAACAACTAGTGGTTTTGAAGTCTTCATATATAAGACACTTTATATGTAGTACAAAGTTACTACAAAAAATCGTAGTATGCAAATTATTTCAGCTATAAAATGATGTGGTATTTAGCTCTTATTTGCCCTTAGTTTGTTAAAAATAACAAAATTCAGAGCTTAAAAAAAACACAATTCCTTTAATATCTAATTTTGGGTATTCTATAGAACAAAAAAACAAGAAAAATGAAAAAAGAACTTTTAGCAGCGTTGAAAGCCAAGTTTGAGGGGGTCAACGAAAGCATTTTAAGTAGGATTGCAGACAAACTAGCCAAGACTACAACTAAAGAAGAAGATGTTGCAACCGCAGTTTCGGGGGTAACGATTCAACAAATCATCGAGGGTTATGGCGATAGTCGAGCAACAGAAGCTCAACAATCTGCTGTACGCAACTATGAGGAAAAGTATGGATTGAAAGATGGTGAAAGAGTTCAAGAGCCTAAGCCAAAGCCACAAGAGGAAGCAATGCCTGAATGGGCAAAACAGCTTGTAGCAGAGAATAAAACACTCTCTGAACGCTTAGGCAGAATGGATGGCGAAAGAATTACAGCAGAAAGAAAGCAAAAACTATCTGCAGTGTTCAAGAAATTGCCTGAAAACCTTAGAAAACCATACGAGCGTATGTCGGTTGATAAGCTTTCTGACGAAGAGTTTACCAATCTTGTTGGAGAAATCACAGCAGAGGTAGAAGAAATCGCATCGTCTGTGAAGTCTAAAGGTGCTGTTTTTGGACGTCCTGCAGCACATCAAGGCGGAGATAACTCTCAAGAACTATCTAAGGAGGAACAAGAAGCTATTGCAGCAAGAAACACTTCTCTAAAAGATGGTGAACAACCTTTTTAATTAACATTTAAAACCAAACGAAAATGAGTATGACAGTACAAAGACGCAAAGAGACAAGATTTCCAAGCGTCATCATGCACAAAGTTGCCGATGTAAGAGGTGGCGTTTCTGTGCAAACTAAAGAACTTGGCGGAAAATATCTGCTTGAGGGCACTGTTCTTTCAGCTCCAATTGAGGGCATTTGCCACGTTGTGAAAGTTGCAAAAATCAATGAAGATGTAGCGGCTAGCGGTGTTGCAATCAAGGTAGAAAAAGGACATCACTTTGTAGTAGGTGATATTCTTTGCGCTAAACTTGGTAACAAAGCAACTACTATCACTGCAATTGACGCTAGCGACAAAAGCGTTGATACCTTGACTATCAAAGCAGCGTTAGGTGAGCTTAAGAAAGGTGCTTTTGTGCTCTTGGCAGACAAAGAATCAGCAGATACAAAGTCGGCATTAAAGTATGTTCCTTTTGCAATTAACGGAACTACCAAACCCGTTGTTGCAGGTGACAACTTAGATACTGATGCTTGGCTAATCGCAGTAACTAAAGGTAACGACTTGCCAACTGAAATTGAACAAGCACTTAAGGGTGTAATCAACTACTAAGGAGGAGGAATTTAAAATATGATTAGACAAACATTAATCGAGGGATTGAATGACAAGATGGTGCAAGCGCGCTTAAATTCAGCTGACGCTTCACAGTTCTACTTTGGCAAACATTTCCCCGTAAAAAAAGTGACAGGTTTCACTTGGAAAACTCTGTCAAATCAATTAGCAGCTAAGAATGTAGCAGCTGATTTGCACACAGACAATGGAACAACCATTCGTAAGCGTAGACCAATCTTTGAGAGTGCAAAGGGAGACATTCCTTTCATCTCTATTTCACGTGAAATGACACGTTCTGAAATCAAAGATTATCAAACTGCTCTTGCTCTTGCAGGTGAAGCAGATGCTGTGAAGCTTGTACAATATTGGGGTGAAGACGTTGATTTTTGCTTCAATGGTGTGCAGTCAGAGCTTGAATACATTGCTCTTGCGTTGGTTTCTAACGCTGGTAAGTTGGATTTCACAACTACCAACAACGCTACATTTGCTAACGAGTTCTCACTAGACTATGATGTGGACGAAGAAAACAAGGTTTCAACATCTACTGATTGGGGCAATGCAGCTAACGCTGATATTATCGGTGACTTGGTTAAGATTGTGAAGCAAGCAAAGGCAAGAAATCTCAATCCTAAGTTTGCGTTCATCAACTTGGATGAGTTGTACAAGATTTGTTCAAGCGAGCAAATCATCAAGGCGTGTGCATCTTACATCCAAAATGCAGTTGGAATGGCTCAAACACCTGATTTAGCAGCGGTAAACCAAATGCTTGCAAGGCAAGCGTGGTTGAATGGCTTACAGTTGCGTGTAATTGACCAAACTATCTCACGTGAGTTTGCAGATGGTACAACCACTAGCGCAAACCCATTCGCTGATAGCCGTATGGTGTTGTCTGAAACTGAACGTTTAGGAACAACTCAATATGACGTGTTGAGAGAAAATAGTGACCTCATTTTGCGTGCTGAACGTGCTCATACTGTTGTCAAAAAGTATGGTACTATTGAGCCAACTAGCGAGGTAACTATCGGTCAATGTGACGCTGTTCCTGTACTCGATTCAGCATACCGCAACGTGTATGTGAGAACCGACAAAAAGAAGTGGTAAGAAGCTCATTTAACCTTAATAATTAAAGTTTTATCATGATTACAATTCTCGAAGTTTTAAAAGGAATAAATGCCTACCCAATACCACAAAGGACAATAGGGGAGATTGCTATAAAAAGAATCCTAAACTTAGATGCTGACTTAACAAGTGACATCGCAGTTTCAAAGGGTTTTCTCTTGGCGAAAGCTGACCTTTATATGTGGCTCTCCTTTGCTCCTGACGTATCACAAGGTGGGCAGTCTTATTCTTTCTCTGAAGACCAACGTACATCGTTTAGAAACCTAGCAAAAGCGATATACAGCGACTTCGGAGAAACTTCGGGAGCTGTTAAAACTAAATTTGGATACAAGGGAGACACCTTATGATTATTGAGAATGGAACTATAAGAGTTAAAAGCAAAGCGCAATGTTATATTGACAGAGACACAGGCTTTGTTGAGAGTTGTGAAAAGGCTACATGGGGCAAACCAATTCCATGTCAGTATGAAATAGCATCTTACAACAACCTAGCGAAGTCAGACAACATGCCTTACACTGAAAAACACTACACTATACTTATCGAGATGCGCAACTTCAAAGGTGAGCAGATAAGTTTATTTGATGCGTTTGGCAATTCTCTTGGTGAATTCTCAATTATCCAAATTAAGCCACTAACGGCAGTCGATGAAATCCAAATAACCGTCTAATAATGAAGCAAATAACATCACAAGAAGAGATAGATAAGTACCTAAAGAGTAGCGTTGAAGAATTAATCAATGAGACTATTTATAAGCTATCTTATATCGGTGAACATGTGGTAAATACAGCTCGTTTATCGGGAAGATATTTAAACCAAACAAACAACTTAAGAAGTAGTATTGGTTACATCATATCTATTGATGGTGAGATTGTTAAACGGGGCAAATTTGATGTTGTAAAAGATGGTTATGATGGAGCCAAGAGCGGTGAAGCTTTGGCGCAAGCTTTAGCCAAAACGAGCAAAGGAATAACCTTAATAGTCGTAGCAGGTATGCATTACGCAGTATATGTTTCTGCAAAAGGACTAGATGTGCTAGATAGCGCAGAGATAGAACTTGAAAAACAACTACAAGAACAATTCAAAAATGGCTAAAACAAGCAAAGAAATACTTCAAGATGTTCGCAGACTACTTTTAGGTAGTAGGCTTCAACAAAACCTATCTGGCAATATCTTTTTTAGTCGTGAAAACAGACCAAAAGATAGCCTGCTTGAAGACATCTTGATTATTTTCACAACAGGTGTTCCTGATCAAGTAGAAAAAGGCGTTATCACTATCAACATTTTTTACAATGACCACGACCCATATAGTAGTGGAAATTTCATCGAAAACGAAAAGCGAGGAGCAGTAATAGAAGCACTTGCTAAAGAGTGGGTTAGTTCACTCACAGCTGGCGTTTCAAACTACAAATTCAAGCTTTTAAACACAATAACTAGCTTTAAAGAAGATAATACCAATCAACACTTTATCGTGATAAAACTAGGTTATGACTACTTCGGAAATGAATAATATTAATCACTAAAAAAAAGAATAAACTA